TGACCAAGCAAAAATTTTAGACGTCAAAGGCAATATTGACGTCAATAAATTGTCAAAGAGATACGACAATTTATGTAAACTAATTCGCAAAGGTTCAATTTCCGACGAAATGGGATTTGCAATCGAAGCGGAACTATTAAAATTAAAATCATTATTTGTTGAATTCACAAAGCCGGTTGTTGATACCACTTTGCCGAATGTTGAAGCAAAAAACAATGATTCCGAAATCTTAAACTATTTAATTAATTCCATAAAAAAATAAAAAATGGACGAAAATATAAAAAATCAATTGGACGAATTTAACACGGCCATTGATTCAAAAATCGAAAAATCCAATCACGAAGTGGTTGAAACTGTTGTATCGAAGGCTAACGACATTGTAAAAAATGAAGTTTCCGAAATGGCAACAAAACTAAATGAGCGTTTGGACGCGATTGAGGTTGCAAACAAAAAGCAATTCAGCGCCAAAAAACGAATGACTTTTAAAGGTGCCTTAAGTGAAGCATTTGAAAATGGCGCAATTGAAAAATTGTCAAAAGGCCATTCAAGAAGCGCGGCCTTTGAAATTAAGGCGGACATGACAACGGGCGCCGATTTCACCGGAAGCGTCATTGCAGCGGATCGCGTTCCAGGTTACAAATTTGATCCCACACGCCCGCAACACATTCGTGAATTATTGGCCCAAGGTTCAACAACATCAGACGTTGTTCGTTATGTAAAAGAGAGCGGATATTCAAACGGCGCCGACATTACAGCCGAAGGCGCAACGTTTGCACAATCCGATTTCGACATGACAGCGACGGACGCCAATGTTAAGAAAATCGGAACTTATTTCAGAATTTCCGAAGAGATGTTGGCCGACACCGCTCAATTAACGTCATATTTGTCAAGCCGTGCGCCCGAAAAACTGTTGGACGTTGAAGACGTAAACATTTTAAGTGGTAACGATTTGGGCGGTATTGAAAATTCCGCAACTGCATTTGCTGCCGGATCATTAGCCGACGCGGTTGACAACGCAAATGAATTTGACGTAATTGTTGCGTCTTTAAATCAATTAGCATTGGCAAACTACAACGCCGATACAATTTTGTTAAATCCAACAGATTTTCACAAAATACTATTGTTAAAAGATACGCAAAACAATTATTTAAAAGATCAAGTTTATAGCGGACTACAACCCGTATTCATGGGAGTAAAGGTTGTTTTAAATAGCGCAATAAGCGCCGGTAATTTCTTAATTGGAAACTTTGGTATTGGAACGCAACTATGGGTGCGTGACGGAATCAATGTTGAATTCTTTAAAGAAGACGGAACAAACGTCCGTGACGGTTTTGTAACGGTCCGAGTTTCTGAAAGAATCGCATTGACCAACTATTTGCCAAACGCGTTTGTAAAAGGTGATTTTACAACTGCAAAAGCTGCATTAGAAACGCCGTAATTTTACGCAAATCAATTAATTTAAAGGGCCTGGATTTATTCCGGGCCTTTTTTATATATAAAAATAAAACCAAAAATATTTTTTTAATTGAAAGTTTTTTTTTAGTTTTGTTTTAAATATAATTTTAGACAAATGAAAACAACAACCGGATTAACTATAATACACGACGGAAAACGCGTCAATGTATATACAAAACAAGAAATTGAAAATTTTGAATCACAAACAAAATTCAATAAATTTTTCAATAATATTTTACAAACTTTAAATATTGCGTCATGGCTTGGGGTTTAGATTATTTCCCGGGCGACGAACCCGAATTCGAATGCCGGGTTTGTCAAGCGCCAATAAGTGAAGACAAATATTATTGTTGCAATCAGTGTTTTTATGCGGACCAACTATAACAATTTTATTAACTTTGTTTTAACAATTTTATTTTTTGTGTTTGCAACGCGTCAAATGTTTCTTTATAACGATATTATTGGAACTTTGTTTCTTTTCTTTTTGGGTTTATCGTTGGCCCTTTACGGCGGTGATTAGTTTTATTTATTAGTTAGTTTTGAAAAGGCGCTTATTAATTTAAGCGCTTTTTTTTTATAACTTTATAAAATGGATTCAAGCCGATTTGGTTGTTTCGCTGAATATCTTTTCGCCGTTGAGGCAATGAAAAACAATCTTTTGGTTTCATTTCCTTTGCTTCACACTTCGGTTTATGATTGTATTATTGACACGCCAAACGGATTGTCAAAAGTACAGATCAAAGCAATTGACGAATCAAACCGAACACGCAAACGAATTTTTTTAAGTGACCGAAACGGCAATTTATATTCAACGTATGACGTTCAATTTTTTGCGATATTTTCAAAACAACGAAACGGTTTTTTTATAATAAAAAACGACGGGATTTTAAAATCCTTCACACTTGGCTTGGAAAAGTATTCAAAAAATTTTAATAACTTTGCACTACTTTAATGTTTTTTCATATTGTTTTCATTCTCAAAAGGCGTCACAATTTATGTGGCGCTTTTTTTTTATCTTTACAAAAATATTAGACAATGGAATTAAAAATCAAAACATCAATTTTAAGGGACGGCAAACGATACGAAAACGGTGACAAAATCGATTTGCCGGATCACATTGCAACAATTTGGATTTCCAGGGGTTACGCTTCGCAAATAAATAAAAAGCAAAGCAAAGCCAAAATTGAAACAAAGGAATTGAAAATTGAATCCAAAGAAACAAAAGACAATGCGACAAATTAAAATCAATACAACAACCGGTTCCGAATTATTGACAACTCAAAACGTCAAAGATTATGTTCGGATTGATACAACCGCCGATGATTCGTTGATTTCGGAAATGATCACGCAAGCGCGGATTTGGTGTGAAAATTATATATCGCGAGATATTGTCGCCAAAAATCGAAGCTATTATTTAGACGAAACAAACGGAATTTTTGATTTGCCATTTGGGCCGATTGCAAGCATTTCACAAATCACAATCAAAGGAACGGCGACAACAGATTTTGAAATTTTGGGTTTGGACAATGAAACAATTGAATTGGATCAAGGACCGGCCGAACGCGTTTTGATTACCTATGTGACAGCCGGCATTAACAATTCATTGATCAAACAAGCCATGCTGCAATTGATTTCAACTTATTATGACAATCGCGCGGATTTTGTCACCGGAACAATTGTTTCAGAAATTCCAACAAAAACAATTAATATATTAACATCATTTAAATCAATGTTTGTTTAATGCAAGCCGGAAAATTAGATTCTAAAATAACGATAAAACGCTTTTCAAAGATTGCGGACGGTTTTGGTGGTTTTAATTCAACGCTGTCAACCATTGCAACGGTTTGGTGTAATTTAACGCAATTAAAAGGCGAAATAAAAGACAAATTCGGCAAAAGACAACAAGACATTGACATTGAGTTAACAATGCGTAAAAAGACCGCAGATTTGATTCAATTGGGCGATGTGTTTACGTTAGAAGGCGAAACTCAAAAATATAGAATAAACGACAAATTTGAATTTGATTTGGATTTTTATACAAAACTTTTAGCAACAAAATCAACCTAAATGAATGTTAATATAAAAATAAACGAATCCGATTTGTCAAAACTAAATAAAAAGTTAGATAAATTGCGCGCGTTTGAATCGCAAAAGGTTTCAAATGAATTAGGAAAAACGGGCCTGGAAATTGTTAGGCTAGCAAAACGTGCGGCGCCGGTTGGTAAAATTCAAGGCGGTACGCTACGTCAATCAATCAGCGCACAAAAAAGCGGCAAATCAATCAACGTTGTCGCCAATGCAAAATATGCGCCTTATGTAGAATTTGGAACCGGTGGTCGCGTTGATTTAGATGACATGTTGCGATTAGGCATTCCGGCGACATATGCAGCACAATTTAAAGGCAAAGGGATTCGCGATGTCAATTTGCCGCCGCGTCCGTTTTTTTTCAATTCGGCGCGCGTTGGTTTTAAAAACTTATTGAATCGGTTGACCGGTGAAATAAATAAAGCAATAAATTAATGAAAGAGGCAATTTATTTCGTTCGCAAAGCAATCATTGCAAAATTGACCGGTAACGTGACAATTGACGGCGCGACGGTTTTGGTTTACAATAGAATACCAACGGACGCCGTTTATCCCTTAATTCGCGTTTATTCGGTTTCCAGTGACGAAACGGACCAAAATCAATCGTCATTTACAACCGAAACAATCACGCGGATTGAATGCATTACGCGGTTTTCAAATAATGACGGCGGCGAATTGGATTGTAATTTAATGGTCAACCAATGTTTGCAACAATTGCGAACAAGGACCGCAAATTATATTGATTTAGTAAGTGACGGTTTTCGCGTTTATACAAGCGTAAACGAGGGAACAAAATATTTTCAAGACGATTTTTCGGATTTTACTTATTTTCGTGCAATCATTGAATTGTCAAATAAGATTGAACAAATTTAAAATGAATGATTTAAAACTATATTTATTGAACACTTTTTCTTTTGTTATTTCATTCACGGCGGTTGACGAAATTTTAAAAATTACTTTGCTGTTGATTTCTGTCGGTTATACCGCACAACGTTGGTATTACTTGAATAAAAACAAAGGCAAAGACAATGACTAAAAATTTTAATATTTCAGAATTCCAATGTAAAGGAAATTTAAAAGACTGCCAATGTAAAATGACGGCAAACGTAAAAAACAATATTTCTAAATTAGCCGAACAATTGCAAATCTTACGTGATTATATAGGCGAACCAATTAAAATAAATTCCGGTTTTCGTTGCGCCGAATACAATGACAACCACGTTAAAGGTGCCAAAAACTCACAACATAAAATTGGCAAAGCTGCGGACATTGTCGCCCAATCAAAACACCCGTTGGAATTATATAATTTAATCAATGAATTAATTGATCGCAAAATTTTATATTTTGGCGGCGTCGGAAAATACAACACGTTCACACATGTTGACATTCGAGATGAAAAGGTCCGATTTGACAAAACAATTTAATAATGGCAAAAAAATCTTATAAAGATAAAAACGGAACAACGCGCGTCGGTGACGCTTTGCGTTGGTTGGTTGCTCGCGGAAAAGATGTTGCGCCAGAAATTTTGGACATTGCCGGCAACCTAACGGGAATCGAATCATTTAACTTATTAAGTGACAAAATTAAAACTGACGGAAAATTGTCCGAAACTGACAAACAAATGTTGTTGGCGGAACTAGAATTTGACATGATTGAAATGAAGGAAGTCACAACGCGTTGGGTTTCAGACAATGCAACGGATTCATTTTTGACGCAAAACATCCGGCCGCTTGTATTGGCATTTTTAACGCTCACATTGTTTATTTATATTATTTTGGATTCGTCAATCGGCGGTTTTAATATTGCGCCGCAATGGATCGATTTATTGTCGTCGTTGCTGCTTCTTGTTTATGGCGGTTATTTTGGCGCGAGATCAGCCGAAAAAATTGTAAAAAATTGGAAAAAATAAAATGGCTAAAAAACAAATAAATAACTTTTTTAAAAAGCAAAGAAAAAAAAGACCGGGGCGCCATTCCAAAAATAAATCATTATCACAACGCAAAAAAAAATATATTGGTCAAGGCCGTAATTAGGTCAAATCAAACAATTTTTATTTTTGTATTTTTGTGAATAATAAACAAAAAAAATTCTATGTCTTCAAATTTATACTTTTCAAGCGACTTTCAAAAATTATCTTTTGGCGACAAAGGTTTGCGAATCGTTCCGGCGTCGGGAACGTCAAACGCCGGCGAAAACTTTTGCGCAATCCAAGCTATTGAAACTTCGGTCATTACTTGCGATATTGACACGGCAGCCGGTGACACTTCAATCACGTCATTGACTTTGCCCGCCGGTGTTATTATTTACGGAAATTTTGACGATGTCAATTGTTTGTCCGGCAAAGTTATTTGTTATTTAAGATAATACCAATTTATGATTGGATTAGGTTTAAAAATACAAAACACCGTCGCTTTAGATTTTAGCGAAATCCCTGGATTGTTATCCGCTTTAAAAGCGCGCGCAACTTTTTTTGAAAATGAATCCGGCACAATTACAATTTTAACAGCAATTGAAAACATTGATTCATGAGTAATTTATTAGACAAAGCAAGTATTGTATTAACGCCGACGGCGTTTAGTAGTGGCACACTTCATAGTATAAAACCAATACAAACTTTTAGCAATGAATTAATTACAAACGGCGATTTTGCAACCGATACAAATTGGACTAAATTCAGCAACGCTACTATTAGCGGCGGAACAGCAAATTTGCCAAACGCAAACGCGGCTATTAGACAATCAGGACTTTTAGAATTAAACACAAAATATAAAATAACTTACGATGTTATTTCAAGCTCGGGCGACAATGTTTTGCACACAACAAGAGGCGGAAGTTCTTTGACGATAGATTTACCGTCTTCTGTTGGTACACACACTGTTTTTGGTAGAACTAATTCAAGCGGTGGGGGTGAATTTTTTATAAGTGTAAAATCATTTACCGCGAATGCTGTTGTTGATAATGTCAGCCTCAAAAAGGTAACGGACGGCGATTTTGATTTCACACGCGCAACAACAGCCACACGCGTTGGCCCTAACGGTTTGATCCAAAACGTCGCAAGTGGTTTGCCAAGGATTGATTTTTTAGGCGGTACGGGGCAAATTTTATTGGAACCGCAATCAACAAACACCGCTACATATTCAAACGATTTTTCGCAAGGTGATATTTTTAACGGTAGCGGCGATCCAAGTTTTACCGGTTCTATTTTAAGCGCAAACCAAGGAACAGCGCCGGACGGTACAAACACCGCACAAAAATTAATTGACAACAACGACGGTTCAAGTGGTAGCGTTGCAATTAACTTTTTTTCAACAAATTTGACTTCTGCGACGGATTCCACAATTTCAGTTTTCGCCAAAAAAGACGGCGCAAATGTTTTAAGAATCAATATGACGGGTTTTGATAATGGTCGCGCGGCATTTTTTGATTTAGTTAATGGCACAAAATCCGGCACCACACAATCAACAATTGAAGACTTTGGGAATGGGTGGTATAAATGTTCGGTCACCATGAACACAACAACGGATTTAGTTGGGGCCGTTTTATTTAATGTTTGCAACGATTTAAACCAAACATCAATCCCAAGAAACGGAAATCAATCAATTTTACTTTGGGGTATGCAAGCAGAAGAACAATCTTTTCCTACATCATATATTCCAACAAGCGGAACAACTGTAACAAGAAACAAAGATGAAGCAAATGCAAGTGGTGATACAAGTCTTATAAACTCAACGGAGGGCGTTTTATATTCTGAATTTGAAGCGTTAGATAGCAGTACAAACGAAAGAGAGATTCAGTTAAGTGATGGAGGCACCAATAATAGAGTATCAATTTTTATAGGTGGAGCCACAAACAGAATTAGGGGTCAAGTAAAAGTAGCAAATGTTGCAGTTTATAATTCTTTTACAACAAGCTTTGATGTGAAAAATTTTAATAAAATAGCTGTTAAATATAAAGCTGAAGATTTTGGGTTTTATATTAACGGAACACAAATTAATATAAATCTTACGCAATCAACTATTTTTAGTGCTAATACATTAAATCAACTAAATTTTAAAAGAATGGGAGCAAGCAATGTATTTGAAGGTAAAGTAAAATCCGTTGCAGTATTTAAAGAGGCTTTGACGGACGCGGAATTGATTGCGTTAACTTCATAAAAAAACACATCAAAATTTTGTATTTTTGTACAAACAACAAAAATGGCAATTTTAGACAAAGCAAAATTTTTATTGATTCCATCGGGTTACAAGGCGACAAAATTATATTCCATTTTTCCAAGCGCCGGCGGTTTTGATTTTACATTTGCGCGCGTTGGTGACGACGCAACAAGACAAAATGTAAGTGGTATTATTGAAACAAAGGCGGCAAATATACCGCGTTTGAATCATCACAACAACGGTTGCCCATCATTACTTATTGAGGCAACAAGATCAAATTTACAAATAAGATCAGAAGAATTTGACAACTCCGCTTGGACAACCGACGCGTTGGCCGTTACCGTTACCGCAAATCAAATCACATCACCAAAAGGAACAACAACAGCTGACAAAATTTTAAGGACCGCAACGTCAGCCGCTTACATTCGTGACGCCGCAGCAAAACCGTCCGCCGCTGCTATGCAAATGACAACATCGGTTTTTGTAAAACAAGGCGAAGGCGATTATTTTGCGATCCGCGCTCAAGGCGTTTATCCAAATCGGGTTGACGCTCGTTTTAGATTTAGCACGAAACAAATATATCAATATGACGCGTTCGGTACATTTACAGCCGGCCGAACAAAGGTTGAAGAGTACGGCGACGGGTGGTTTCGTTTGCAAATAGAATACACAACAGACGCCGACGCGTCAATAATAAGTTTATTTTCACCGCGCGCGTCCGATGGCGTTGTTGATAGTACAAATTCAACATCAACATCGTTTGTTTATTTATTCGGCTGTCAAATCGAAAAAGGAGTCGGCGCAACGTCGTATATTAAAACGGAAAATATTGCCGTTTCACGAAATTTTGATGATTGTATAAATACTCAAACTTTTTCGTTAGGCGCCGACGCAACATTTTATTTGGATTTTAAGATAAATTCTTACGAATCAGATTTTGACAATTTACTAGCTTTAATTAATTCAGGTTTAAACAAATCAATTAAATTAAGATCTTATAAATCTGGAACAAATTATTTTGTTTTAATTTTAGCAACTTCAAACAACGGATCATCAAATAACCTAATAACAACAAGTGACAATTTGATACCATTTTTTCAACAAAATAAATTGGCAATACGATTGTTTGGAAATGAGTTTATAATATTTTTAAACGGATCACAAATCAAAACGGGAACCGTGACCGGAAATTTTGACGTTTTGAATGGCGAAACAATCGCGTCTGATTTTGGTATATCAAACGGCAAATTTAATGGCGATGTTTTTACACAAGCTATTTTTGACGAAACATTAACAACAAGCGAATTAACAACATTAACAACACTATAAACAAAAAAAAATGATAGTTAAAAAATACGAATTTCCAAGCGAAAAAAAAGCCGACGAATATATAAAAAAATTACCGCACTCAAAAGATGATGAAGGGAATGAATATCCAACGCATAAAAATTCTATTGTAAAAATTGGTTTTATATGTATTGAAGACGGCGAATATGACGAAAACGGCGAACAAATAAAAGCGCCAAAATATGCTGAAAAATATTCGGTTGACGTACTTTGGCAAAATTATAATTTGTCCGACGACGATGATTCCGAAAATTATGTTGATTTAGATTATAAACTTTGGGCCGATTACGAAATTAATATTGACGATCAAGGCGTTCACCGATTTATGGGCGTTGATTACATTCCGTAAATTAAAATAAATAATTCGTATATTTACAAAAAATTTAATAAACTTAAAACAAAAATAAATGGCAACAACGGGAGTTTTTAACGGAACAAATTTACTTTTAAAAATTGGCGGAACAACTGTCGGACACACGACATCTTGTTCGCTGTCTTTATCATTAGACACGCCAGAAGCAACAACAAAAGATTCAAGCGGATTTTCAGAATATATTGGCGGCGTCAAAGGCGGCGAAATTTCATTTGAAGGTTTAATTGCTTACGATGATTCATTTAACGCAATACAAGCTGCGGACAATCTTTTAAATAGAACAAAATTAACATGTGTATTCGGAACGGTTGAAAGCGGTGACGCTATTTATACCGCCGACGCATTTTTGACATCTGTTGAAATGTCGGGCGAAATGGAATCGGCCGTCACTTATTCCGGTTCGCTAATTATCACCGGCGCAATCGTCAAGAGTACAAACTAATTTTAAAAGTTTATTATTTTTGGCCGCCGTCATTTTTTTGGCGGTGGCTTTTTTTATTTATTAACGACAAACAAAACACAAATGGCAAACAAAAACAAAGGTTACATTGACATCAATGTCGGTGGCAAAAAACGAACATTACATTTTTCAATGAATTTTTGGTCCGAATTTACGGAACAAATGGGTATTTCACTTCAAGACATTGGCGGTGCGTTTGAAAACGGTATATCAATAAAAGGATTGCGCGCACTTATTTATTCGGCAATACTTGCAAACGATCAAGAAAACGGAAAAAATGTTGATTATAATATTTTCACCGTTGGTACTTGGTTGGACGATTTGCAACCGGATTCAATAAATGAAATTGTCAACACAATGTTAGAATCCAAAATTTTGGGCAATTCTTTAAATCAACAAGCCGTTAAACCGGCAAAGATGAAGCCGTCAAAAAAATAGATTTTGAGAGTTTGACCGATTATTATATCGGATTGATTGGCATAAAACCGAATGATTTTTGGCGGCAAACCTGGCGGGAAAATGCATTAATCGCCGAACATTATCACAACAATATAAATTTACAATGGGAACAAACGCGATATTTGGCGGCAATGATTCACAATGTCCAATGTCAAAAACGTTCGCAAATGCTAAAACCCGAACAATTGTTTGAATTACCGGTTGATAAAAAGCGCAAACAAAATCGTGACAAACCAAAATCAACACGCGAACAAATGTTGGCATTTGAAAACAAAGTCAAACAAATGACCAATAAAAAAACCTTAAAATAAAAGCGTCTTTTTTTTTGTATTTTTGTTTAAATTATTCTTCTCATGGCCGAATCAAATCTAAAAATAAATATTACCGGCGATTCGTCGAAACTTAAAAACGCACTTTCAAGCGCTTCATCAAGACTGCAATCATTTGGATCTAAAATGCAAAACGTTGGCAAACAAATGTCACTTCGCTTGACATTGCCGATTGTTGCCGCCGGGGGCGCTGCAATAAAATTCGCGTCCGATTTTCAGGAATCAATGAACAAAGTCGATGTAGCGTTTGGAAATTCACGGAATGAAGTCAAAGAATTTGCAAAAACAACACTCAAAGAGTTTGGAATTGCCGAAGGTTCGGCCCTTGACATGGCGGCATTGTTTGGCGATATGGCGACATCAATGGGTTTGTCAAAAACTGCGGCGGCCGGAATGTCAACACAATTGGTTGGTTTGGCCGGCGATTTAGCGTCCTTTAAAAACATTAATATCGAAGAGGCACAAACCGCATTGGCCGGCGTTTTTACGGGCGAAACGGAATCCCTTAAAAGATTGGGGGTTGTAATGACCGAAGTCAATTTGAAAAACTTTGCAATGGAACAAGGCATGAATGCCAATCTTAAAACAATGTCGCAAGCGGAAAAGGTTGCATTGAGATACGAATTTATAATGGCCAAAACGTCCAATGCCCAAGGTGATTTTTCACGAACTAGCGGTGGCGCTGCAAATCAAATGCGAATTTTCCAGGAATCATTGAAAGAATTAGGGGCGCGGTTTGGACAAATTATTTTGCCGGTTTTCACAAAATTAGTCACATTTTTAAATGGCTTAATTCAAAAATTTGGTGAATTGTCGCCAACAACAAAAAAAGTGATTTTAATTTTTACCGGCGTTGTTGCTGCATTGGGGCCGATTATTGCAATTATCGGAACGCTTTTGACATTGGCGCCGGCTATTGGTACGGCGTTGACTGTTATGACCGGACCGATTGGATTGGTTGTCGCTGCTTTGACGGCTGTTGGCGTTGTTATTTATAAAAATTGGTCCGGCATAAAAGCCGCATTAATTCAAGTCGGAAATTATTTTATTGATCTTTATAACAACGCTTTGCCGATACAATTGGCCGTTGATTTTATTATTATGCAATTTAAAAATTTTCTTGCTGTTGGAAAATTTGTTTTAAAATCATTGGTTACATTAGTTACATTAACCGCCAAAAATATTGTGAGCGCGTTAGAAGGCGTCGGCGCAATCATAATGGGGATTTTCACACTTGATCCGGACGAAATTGAAAGAGGCTTTAAACTTGCGTTTGAAGGCGTTAAAAACAATGTTTTAGACGCGTTTGACGATATTAAAACCGAAGCCCTAAATTTAGGATCAAGCGTTGTCGATAATTTTAACGAGGCTTTAGAACGAAAACAAATTGCAAAAATCACGGTTCCGGTTGAAGTGGTTTCAACAAGTGACGGCGCTCAATCTACGGACACTTCCGATACAACAAGCGCAACCGGTGGCCGTAGACGTGTTCAAAGCGTTATGGGTGATTTAAAAGCCGGCGGCCCAATAACAAACGCTATTAAAGCCGACACGGCCGGAATTCCTGCGGCCATTGCTGAACAACAATCGGTTTTGTCCGAACAACAATCAATAGCGTTGGCAAATGCAATGGAATTTAACAACGCAGTCGGTGAAATTATAACCGGTAGTTTGAATGATTTAGCAATCGGAATCGGCGAGGCATTAGGCCAAGCAATTGCAGGCGGCGGCAATTTGGCGCAATCATTGTCAAAATTGCTTTTGACTACAATTGGTAACATGGCAACGCAACTTGGTAAATTAGCAATTGGCGTTGGTATTGGCCTTAAAAAAATTCAAATAGCTTTACAATCATTATCACCTGGAATCGCAATTGCGGCCGGGGTTATGTTGGTTGCATTGGGCGCATTTGTAAAATCTCAAGCCGGAAAAATATCAATGGGCGGCAACGCTTCAGCGCCCCCAAAATTTGCCAACGGTGGTATTGTTAGCGGTCCAACAATGGGCTTGGTTGGCGAATATCCCGGGGCGCGACAAAATCCCGAAGTTATTGCGCCGCTAAATAAATTACAATCAATGATTGGGGGCGGCAATCAAAATATAAATGTTGGCGGTCAAATAAGATTGGAAGGTCAAGACTTATTGATTGCGATTCAACGCGCGAATGAAACGGCTGACCGTTTATTTTAATATTTAAAATTTATGTCATACGGTGTAAAATACCAATTAGATTTTTCCGATGTTTTAGGACATGGCAAACAAATTCAAATTTTAAAAAAAAATTATTCCGGTCAATCTTTGCCGATTATTGGGACAGCAAACCCCGTGATAATAACTTGGAACGGAAAAGATGATTTTTATTCGCCCATAATTGGTTCAAGCTGTACATTAAATTTTATGGTGACGGATTCCGTTCAATACGATGATTTTTATAAATTTGACGAACGCGAATACAAAGTAGTTATTAATTATGCAAAAAGTGAAACGGATTCTTACATTGATCGCGTTGAAAATGACGGCGGTTTATACGAAACTGCAAATTGTATATCAAATAAAATTTTAGATTTTGAAACAATTTCAACAACATATCGTCATCGTGTTATTGACGACGGCGGTTTTGTTGAGTCTTTAAGCTGTATTCAAAACGTTATCACCGATTCAAATGTTTATACTTTTGACACTTATTGGACCGGTTTTTTGGTCGTTGATAGGTTCAAAGAAAAATTGACTTCATTTCCTTTTCCGGTTTCTTTCAAAGCCTTTGACGGTCTTGGAACCCTTAAAAAATTTGACGCCCCAATTTTTACAAATGATTCATCAGTACCGGCGCCAAAAACTACGGGTGGCGCAACACCGGCCGGAACAACTGGTTTGACTGACGTTAAAAGAATTGCAACAATTCTACAAAATCTCGGATTGGATTTGCCTTTACATTTTAGAACTGACATTGCAGCACGCGATGAAGATTTAGGCGAAATAATATTTCCGAATACAATAACATTTGCGGCAGGCAAATTTGAATTCAACAATGGCTATGATTTATACGACGCAAAAACACAACTTGAATTGTTATTGACTTTGTATCATTGTAGAATTTTTCAATCTTTTGGTCGTTGGTATATTGTTCAAAATTCAAATATTTTTGATCAAAATATAAAAGACGAAATTCAAACATCAGTATCAACCGGCACCGTTCCAACGGGAATTCGTGACAGCATTACAACACAAATAACAAATCAAAAAAAGGAAGTTTTAAAAACAACGGTTTTCAATTCAGCCGGAACTTCGCAAACATCACAATTAAACAAAGAGGTTTTAAAAATAGCGCCCGAATTTTTGCTGCCTATTGGTAATAATTTAATAAGAGAGTTTATACAACCTTTAAGTGAAAATATTAGGGACGCCAAATCATCGCAATTAAATTTTGCGAATTATAACAACAACCCCGGTTTTGAATACGGAACATTTGGTTGGACAATAACGGGTTCAAATGCCGCATTGTCAACAAATGACATTGTGAGTCAAGGCATAAATTCAATTAGAATTGCGGATTCCGTTTCAACGGGTTCAACCGAAGTCGTTTGTTTTGAAAGTGACACATCATTGTCAAATGTATATCCGGTTATTGGTTTAAGTCAACAAAGTTTTGAAGAATCATTTCCAGGAAATCCGGCAAATTTCAAAGATCTATTAAATTTTGAGGATTTTATGGGTTTGAAATTACAAATCGGTTTTTTTATTGAAGCCAATGCGTCAAAATCAACAGTCATAACAAACCAAACAACAATTCGTTATAGGATTTTTTACGAAATTGACGCTTCATCACCAACATATTCAAGCGTTTATTTTAATGCTGATACGAAATCATGGACAACTTCAGTAATTACAAATGAAAAGGTTGTTAAAACCTTTAATTCATGGCAAAAAATAAATATAGATTTAAAAGGTTTGGATTTTATTGGTGCGCCCGATTACGAAATCCCTTTAGGAAAATTAAAAGTAATTATATTAAATCCCGAAGTACCGACATCATTTACCGATTATGTTGGTTTATACTTTGACAACGTGGCATTCCAAACAGATAGGGCAGCAATCGCCAACACTATGATGACAATATTAGACAATCCGTCTTTATCGGTTATATCTAAAAACGGCGACGATATTGGGGACATAAACAAAACCTTTAAGGAAAAGGCAAAACGTCAATCATCAATTGAGGTTTCAAATATAAAGACTCAAAAAATACCATATTTATTTAATATAAGAACCGAATTATCAGATTTTGTTGTTAATGCTGCCGGCAGCGGTCCGGGTACTGTTGTTGTGCCGGAAATTAAAGGCGTCATGTTTCCAAACCCGGAAACATTTTATTGGTATCGTACGCGCGACAATTACAATGCCGGTGCCGGTTTAAGTAATTTTTATAAATCTTTACATCGGATTGTTAGTCAAACAATAATGAATGATTTTAGGGATTTTGTGACACGTTATGAAGGTTCTTTTAGAGATACGCAAACGCGTCCGCTTGCAATGAATAATCGAATTTTATTTGATTGGCCAAATGTACTATCAGAGGCACAACCGGCAATTGTTGACAAATTAAAATACAATGTAAAAAATGCCGAATTCAATGTCACGTCACACATTCCAAACGATGACGATGATGTTTCTTTAAATTTTGTTGTTACAACTGAATAAAATATTTGCTTTGTTTGTCGGCCGTCGTAATTTCTGAATTGATTTGCGGCGGTTTTTTTTAAAATATTTTTTTTATTTTAAAGAAATTTTTTATTTTTGTAGTCAATACAATATTTAAAAATATGTTTGAAAACAAATTTAAAGCGGAATTAAAACGCTTAAAGCTAAAACGTTACGATGTTTGCGAATTACTTAATTGCACAATGCCAACATTAAAATCACGTTTACAAAATCCGGATTCATTTACAATTGCCGAAGTCACTATTTTAATTGACGCCGGTTTTGGTATTTCTGAAATTCTGGAAATTAAATAACCTTTAAAATTTAATAGAATGAAAACAATTAACATTAAGGGGCGCGAATACATTACGGTTAACGAGCGTCTAAAATATTTTAGAAGCGAATCAAAATTTAATGGTTGGCAAATAAAAGAATCATTGATCCACATTGACGAAAAGGAAGGTATTTTTAAAGTCACAATTAGCGACAATAAAGGCGTTAGAATTGCCTCGGCGCATTCGCAAGAGTACCGTGACAGCAATTATATTAACAAAACGTCATTTGTTGAAAACGGTTTTACTTCGGCATTGGGCCGGGCGTTGGGTTATTTGGGTATTGGGATTGACACGTCAATTGCTTCGGCTGATGAAGTACAAAGCGCCGTTAAAAATGAAAACGCCTCAAAGCCTAAAATAAAAGAAGGTAAAAAATGGCTGACAGACGCGCAATTCAATGCGACAATGAAGGCAACAAAAGAACAAGCCGAAAAGGTATTGGCCGGCTTTTTAATGAAAAAACAATACAGCGAACAAATAAAGCAAAAATTTAATATTTAAAAACAAATAAAAATGGCATACGAACATAACAACGGAAATGGAAGTTTATTCAAAAACACCAACAAAACAAATGACAATCAACCCGATTATTCCGGTTCGATTAAATTACAAGACGGCACGAATCAACAAATAGCCGCTTGGGTCAAGGACGGCGCAAAAGGCAAATTCTTTTCAATTAAATTGTCCGATCCATACGTCAAGCCGGAAGCGGCAACGGTCGCCGAAACGTCCGACGATTTACCGTTTTAAAAGACAAAACGACAAACAAAGCGAAAAGCGGTTTCAGATGTGAGGCCGTTTTTTTTTATTAATATTTTGTAAATTGAAAATATATTTTTAATTTTAGAAAAAATTAACAAAATGGAAAATTTGATGATTAAATATTTGCAATTAAGAATTCAAGCAATGCAAAAAAAAATTGATAAACTTGAAACAATAATTGATGAAATAAATAATTATCAAATAATTGAAAACGATATAAAACAATAAAAATGAAAACACAATTTGACACAAACGAAAAATATCATTCCTCGCCAGGAATCAGCGCCTCGGGTTTAAAATCTATTTATAAAAAATCGGTATATCATTTGATTAACCAAAAACCGTTTGAATCGTCAGCAATGGCGCTTGGAACGGCGGTACATTGCGCCATATTAGAACCGGAACTCTATTACAAAGATTTTCACGTCATGCCAAAAATTGATCGCCGCACAAAAGCCGGAAAAGAACAATTTGAAATTGAACAAAAAAAAGCCGAAGGCAAAAAAATTGTTTCTTTTGATGATCACGAAAAAATTACAAAAATTTTGGAAAACTTTAGAAAACACGATTTGGCGAAAAAATATTGTCAAGGCGAAATTGAATTGTCTCATTATGGTAAACACGAGGGTTTGGACGTTCGGGTCCGCCCCGATTGTCTTAATCGCGTTTCGGGTTTTATTTCGGACGTTAAAACATGCCAAGACAACGCGCCTTCGGCTTTTCGACGTGACGTGTATAAATATGCTTATCATTTGCAAGCGGCTTTTTATATGGATCAATGCGGCATTGAAAATTTTAAATTTATTGCCGTTGAAACAAATCATCCTTTCACGGTTGAAGTTTACACATTAAGCGACGAAATGATTGATCAAGGCCGCAAAGCATGGAAAAGGGCGTTTGATGATTGGAAAATTTATTGCGAAACGGGTATTGTTTCGGGTTATTCCTGGAATGAATTTCACGACGACGGAAGTTTAATATTATAAAAATGGAATTAAAACAAATAATAAAATTAGTAAACAAACATTTTAAATGTGACATTAGACAAAACAAACGTGATCGCGAACTTGTAATGGCGCGCGCTGTTTATTTTTGGCTCGCAAAAAATGTTTGTAAAATATCAATGAAAAAGATCGGTGCTGCCGTTGGCCGGGATCACGCGTCGGTTTTATACGGTTTGGCCAATTTGGATAATTGGATTCGGTTTGATGATTTTTTCCGCGTTGATTTTGAAACAATTAAAATGATTGTTTTGAGTAATTACGAAAGTGAAAAAATGACCGCCGAAACATTGCTTTATAAATACAATACTTTATTAATTGAAAACGACATTTTAAAAAAACAACTTAAAAATCAAACTAAATGAAAATAGATTTAGTAAAAGGAGAATGTCTTGAAATAATGAAATCAATATCTGACGCCTCAATAGACGCTATAATAACAGACCCACCCTATGGAACAACAGCATGTAAATGGGACAGTGTAATACCTTTTGAGCCTATGTGGGAACAGTTAAACAGAATAATAAAACCAAACGGTGCAACAGTTTTGTTTGGCAATGAACCTTTTAGTAGTGCTTTGAGAATGAGTAATATTAAAAATTACAAATATGATTGGAAATGGGATAAAAAACAAGGAGGCAATCCACTAAACGCAAAAAAACAGCCTTTAAAAACTTATGAAGACATACTTGTTTTTAACAAACACAATTACTATCCAATAAAAGAAAAAAGAGGTAAGCCAAGAAAAAAGGGAGGATTAAACAAACAACCTGAACATATTGGTAAGGTCAAATTAGACTATTACACTATTAATAATGAGTATTATCCAAAAGCTATAATAGAAATAAGCAACGCTAATAAAAGATATAAAAAACACCCAACAGAAAAACCAATAGATTTAATGGAGTACCTAATAAAAACTTACACCAACGAGAATGAAACAGTTTTAGACTTTACAATGGGCAGCGGTACAACGGGCGTAGCTTGTTTAAACACCAAAAGAAACTTTATAGGGATTGAACAAGACAATAAGTATTTCGAGATAGCAAAACAAAGAATAAAACAAACACAATTAAAACTTTTTTAAAATGAATTATAAAAACCAAACCAACGCGATTGAAAACGAAACTTTTCACGCGTACAGACAACAACAAAAACAAATTAAGGAGGCAAAAAAAATATTAAAAAACAACGGGTTTATTGTTTATAAAAAATCCGAATCGTGAATGCGTTTATTTTGCACCCATGCCCGGTTTGTTTGGCGCTTTGTTTTTTTGGATATTTGTATTATAAAAAACGTAAAAAATAAAGCAATGGCGAATCCGTATTCTAAATATTTAAAAGGTGAAGACAAATTGCAGCGCGCTGTTATTAATTATTTAGAATTACAACATCCGGACGCGGTATTTACGCACCCAATGAATGAAGGAAAACGAACACCGTTTGAACAATACAAAATGAAATATTTAGGAACAAAACCTGGAATCCCGGATTTATTAATTTTTACGCCAAACTGTCATTTTAACGGTTTAGCGCTCGAATTAAAATATAAATATAATAAACCCACGGAAAGACAAAAAAAGTGGCTTAAATGGCTTAAAAACTGCAATTGGGCGGCTATTTGGTCAAATGATTTGGAACAATGTATTGAAACAATTGACAAATATTTTAAAAATGAACTAATTATGCGCAATTTAGATGAAGTATAAAACAATATATTTCGACGACAAAAATCAAAAAATTAGATTTACGCAATCATCGCCAAACGATATTGCGGTTTCTTACAATTATATTGGCAAATCAACTCGCGTTGAATTTGATCTTTTTATTGAGTTACTTTGGTATAAATTCGAGGATGAAGACATTCAATTGGATCAGCTAAAAAAAATATTTGACGAATTACGTTCCTTTTGCGACGGTATAAAATACAATTTGATTTTGTAAAAAATATTTTTACTTTGAATGAATGAAAAACAAAAAAAACTATTTTGCTGTAATTCCGGCACCGGTTCGATATTGTGAAAAACTACAACCAAACGCAAAATTAATGTATGGCGAAATAACGGCCTTGGCAAATGATTCCGGTTACTGTTATGCTTCAAATGAATACTTTTCAAAATTATACGGCGTCACTAAAACAAGTGTTTCAAAATGGATTTCGGCCCTGGAAAACAACAACTTTATAAAAATTAAATATAAATATCACACCGGCACAAAACAAATCAAACAACGTCGAATATTTATTGCAGACCCCTTTAACAAAAATTCAATAGGTATTGAAAAAAAGTTAAACACCCCCCTTGAAAAAAAGTTAAAGGATAATATATATAACTATATAAATAAAATAGAAAAAGATAATAACACAAAATCGGAAAAGCGCCAATTTGATGAAAAAACAACAAACGCATTTCCGCATTTTGCAGCATTATTTGATTTAAAATATCGCCCCAAATCAGAAACCCAAAAAAATAAATGGTTGGATTGTTTGGACAAATTGCAAAGGTTGGACGGTTACGATTTACGCGAAGTATACAACGTTTCAAAACAATTAAGAAATGATCAGTTCTGGCAAAACAATTTTTTATCAATTTTAAAATTGAGAAACGCCGACAAAAACGGAATCAAATATATTGATCGATTCATGGTGCAGCAAAAGGCAAAACAAAAACCGGTTGGATTTACAAAAATTAAAAATCTTCAAGAGTTTTTTGTATATAAAAATCCGTCCAACGGCAAAAAAGAAATTGGCGCAAAAACTAAAAATGGCAACATTCACGAATTTCAAATTCGGGGTTTAATGATGTCAAATGAATTTAAAGATTTAAAAAAATACGTTTTGAATGAAGACAATTAATTCATTAAGTGGCGGCAAAACTTCGTCATATATCGCGGCAAATTTTCCGGCCGATTTCAATGTTTTTGCTTTAATTACAACAAACGACAAAAATTGTTTGTTTCCAGATCATAAATTGCGACAAATTGTAAGTGACAAAATTGGCCGCGAATTTATCGGAACGTTGGAGGACGATACTATAATTTATACAATTTTAGATTTGGAACAATTTATCGGCAAAAAAATTAATTGGTTAGCCGGCAAAACTTTTGAAAATATTATTGAAAATAAACAAAGATTGCCAAACGTAGTTCAAAGATTTTGCACAACCGAAATGAAATTGCGCCCAATCGTTGAATGGTGGTTTAATAATATAAATGAAGTTATTGAAATGCGTATCGGATTCCGTGCCAACGAACAAAGGCGCGCCAAAAAAATTTTGGAAAAAACTAACAAAAACGGAAATTCGGAATTTAAAACAATTATTGGAAAATCAAAAAATGGAAAACAAAATCGTTGGTCTGTTGTAGAATGGCAAAAACCCGTTTTTCCCTTAATTGAAAACAATATTTATAAAGATCAAATTGAAGAATATTGGAAAAATAAAAATGTCCGGTTTGCTTACATGAACAACTGCATTGGTTGTTTTCATCGTTCACCGGTTTTATTAAAACACATGAGCGAAAAACACCCAAACAAATTTGATTGGTTTATTAACCAGGAAAATAAAAAAAGAAAATTTAAAAATGGATACAAATATATAAATATAAAAAACAGTTTACGACAAACAAAACTTTTTGATGATGATTTTAACGAATGCGATTCCGGACATTGTGGTTTATAAAAAATTTAAAATCCCGGAAAAACTTAAAAAAGATGTTTGGCATTTCGTCAATCAAAATAATATTGGCAACCGCTTTGAATTCAACGGGACCAAGGAACAACAATTTGTTGGATTGATTGGCGAAATAATGATCAAACGTTTATTTGGTTTTAATCACAAAATTAAAAATGGGTTTGACGGCGGTTTTGATTTGGTTTACAAAGGTTTAAAAATAGACGTTAAAACAATGGGACGCAATGTTGATGTCAAAGATTATTTTGTCAATAATTTTGTCGCGCACCAAAAAAAATTTGATTGTGATATATATATATTTTGCTCATTAAACAAGAAAAAAAACGAATTAACAATTTGCGGATATTTAAGCAAAAAAGAATTGTTGCAAAAATCAATTTATATTAAAAAAGGCGATACAATGAGTCGAGACAATGGAACGTCTTTTATAATGAAAACAAACAACTATCAAATAAAAAATAGGGATTTAAAAAACATTGAAAATTTATTTTATTATATGCCAAAAATTTAAAAAAAATGAAAATAACAAATGAAGACAATATGGAGTTAATGGCAAGGTATCCGGACAACTATTTTGATTTGGCGATTGTTGATCCGCCTTATGGAATAGGAGATTTCAGAAGTACAAAATCTCAAAAACATCACAAAAAAATTAATTGGAATAATAAAACACCAAACAAAGAATATTTTGACGAATTATTTAGAGTTACAAAAAACAGAATAATTTTTGGAGTTAATTATTATAATAAATTTATTGATGATGTTGGGCGCATTATACACGATAAAACGGGAGGTGGCAAAAGAAATTCACCCAAAGTATTGTCTGATTGTGATATAGCTTCACATAGTTTTGGCGTAAATATGAAAATTTATCATTACACTTCAATTGGCAATGTTATTGGAAACAAAATTGATTGGGAAAACAAATTAAAGTGGCACCCTTGCCAAAAACCGGTATCCCTTTACGAATGGCTGTTAATGAATTACGCAAAAAAGAATGATAAAATTTTAGACACTCATTTGGGTTCCGGTACCATTGCAATTGCATGCCACAATTTAGGTTTTGATTTAACGGCGTGCGAACTTGACAAAGATTATTTTAAGGCAGCCATTAAAAGAATTAAAGAACATAAGGCTCAACAAAGATTGTTTTAATATTTAAAAATATTTTTTAGTTTTGCAATTGAAAACAATAAACAATGAAAACATTTCACGATTTCGGAATTGATATCGGCAACAAAACAACCGGTAAAATAAAAACACAATGTCCAAAATGCAGTCACACACGAAAAAACAAACGCGACAAATGTTTGTCCGTTGATATTGACAAAGGTTTATTTAATTGTCACAACTGCGGATTTTCTGGAACAACAAAATTTCAAAAGAAAAAAGACTTCATTCGCCCGGAAAAAATAAAAGTTAATTTGACCGAACGCGTGATCAAATGGTTTGTCAATCGCGGTATATCCGAACCAACGTTGCAACATTGGAAAATTGGCGAATCATTGCAATATTTTCCTCAAGTGGGTAAAAAACGACGCGCAATTAATTTTAATTACTACCGCGAAAATGATTTAGTGAATGTCAAATATCGTGACGGCCAAAAGAATTTTAAAATGGTTTCGGGCGCGGAGTTAATATTTTACGGCCTTGATAATATCAAAACAATGCAAAAAATATACATTGTTGAAGGTGAACTTGACGCGCTTTCATTACACGAGGCCGGAATTTATTCCGTTTGTTCCGTGCCAAACGGCGCGTCAAAAGGCAATCAGCGTTTGGAATATTTGGACAACTGTTTTGAATACTTTAAAGACAAAAAAGAAATTATACTTTGCACCGACAACGACAATCCAGGCATTCAATTGCGAAATGAATTAGCGCGACGCTTCGGCGCGTATCGTTGCAAATACGTCGATTTTGGCGATTTTAAAGATGCTAACGAGATATTAACAACAAAAGGGGCCGAAACTTTGCGAAACGTTATTAAAACGGCTAAAAACTTTCCATTGGAAGGCGTTTTAAATCTTGACAATATTTGGCAAAGTGTTTTAACTTATAACGAAAACGGCGTCAAAAATTATTCAATCGGTTTGCCAAACGCAGATAATTATTTTAAAATGGAATTAGGACAATGGTCCGTTGTGACCGGGATTCCCAATTCGGGCAAATCTGACGTCATGGATCAAATTTGTTGTAATATGGCTTTAAAATACGATATGCGTTGCGCTATGTTTGCGCCTGAATCATTTCCATATGAAGGCCACATTAAACGAATTGCAAACAAATTAAACGAAACTAATTGCAACAACGACCAATTAAATCAAACAAAATATTTCATTCAAGACCATTTTTATTGGGTTAAAATAGATTTGGAAAATTTAACGCTCAAAGGTATTTTAAATGCGTTTCGGGATTTAGTATTTCAAAAAGGAATCAACGTTTGTGTTATTGACCCATGGAATATGTTAGATCATTCAGCGCAACGTGATCATTCATATATTGGCCGCGCGCTTTCAGAAATAACGCAATTTTGTCAACAAACAAACACGCATTTGTTTTTGGTTGCGCACCCCCGAAAAATAGAATCTGAAAACGGACGGTATAAAAAGCCGACACTTTACGATATTAGCGGATCAGCCGATTTTTTTAATAAAGCTTATAACGGTTTGATTGTTTACCGCTGCATTGGTGAGCGTACAAAATACAATTCCGACGTTGTTAAAATATATATTGAAAAGGTTAAACGAAAAGAAAACGGCCAATTGGGGGATTTTGATTTGGCACCGGATTTTAAAAATGGCGGAATCTATAAAGATGTTGACTTGGAAACTAAAAAATTTGAGGTAATAAAGGATAATATTCCGTTTTGATAATAAAAAATAAAAATGAAAATAACAAATGAAGACAACATGGAATTAATGTCAAGATACGCAGACAAATATTTTGATTTGGCGATTGTCGACCCCCCGTATGGTATTAACGTAACAAAAATGACTTTAGGAAACGGCAAAAATAAAATTGACCGGGGATCGAGTGAGTGGGATGCGAACGTACCAAACCAAAATTATTTTGATGAATTATTTAGGGTTAGCAAAAATCAAATTATATTTGGCGCTAATTATATGACGGAATTTTTGCCAGGTTCGAGCGGTTGGATATTTTGGGATAAAGGTACGGGTTCAAATGATTTTAGTGATGGCGAGTTAGCGTTTACAAGTTTTAAACGTGCGTTACGTAAATATAAGGTTAGTTGGGTTGGCGCCAATGCTAACAACGGCACGCCAAGAATACACCCAACAGAAAAACCAATAAAATTATACGAATGGTTAATAATGAATTACGCGAACCCGGGCGATAAAATTTTGGATACGCATTTGGGGAGCGGTTCGATTGCTATTGCTTGTCACAATTTGGGCCATCAATTAACGGCGTGCGAAACAGATCCCGGCTATTATGCCGCAGCAATAAAACGAATACAACAACATAAACAACAATTAAGATTAAAATTATGAATTACGACGATTGGTTAGTAGAACAAGAGCACAATTACAGGGGTTGGAATGAACCCGAGAACAATTGCAGATATTGCGATAAACCTATACACAAAGGCCCGTATTGTTGCGGGGCGTGTTCGGAGGCGGATATGCTATAAAAAAAAATAAAAAAAATTAAAAAAAAGTTTGGTATATTAACAAATGTTTGTATATTAGCAGTATAATAATAAACAATAAAACAATGACATCACAACAAAAAAGTACAATTACAAGATTAGAAAATAAAGGATTTGAATATGTTTACAAAACCGGGGACTTGGTTTTAGTAGAAAAGGGAAGTCAAGCTTTTTATGTAAAAGCGGATGGTTCATATTTTGCCGAATAATTTAAAAATAATAAACAATGAAACAAAATCAATACACAAATTTTATACGATCAAGCGCTAACGCGTTTATGTGGGAGGTATTTATGTTATGGGACCTCGAACATTTACAGGATTACCAAAGCCGCCTTTGGAGTAAACACGAGAAACTTAAGCCGACCGAGTGGCAAGCGTTGGATATTTGCACGGCAATAATACAAATTAAAAAAGCAACCAATGGAAAACCCAAAAAATGAAAGCGCTTATAAAATGGCGTTTTGGAGTTACGTTGGATTATTACTAACAACAATTTATTTAATTATTAAAACACACTTATTATGAGAAACAATAGAACACAACTCGATGATTTAAAAGACAAAATTAGGCATTGCCAAAAAATGAAAGCCCAGGCAATAGACGAGGCCGATATTAAAAAATGGAGAAAATGGGAGGACCTGGAATGTGAGGCCCGTACAATTATATATAACATTAAATAAACAATTATGGATTTTTACTTAAACAATTTTACAACAATAGCCGGCTCGGACGGGACGGTATATTTAAGCGCAACAACTAACGAAGGCGAAAATTTAGATTTTGAAATTAACGCTTATGAATTATATAAGGATTTGCCGGCAATTTTTCAATTTACAAACAAGGCATATTCAGACGAACAAAAGCGCATAAAACAGGATCATAAAAATTTAGTAACAAAATTAAAAACACAAATAAAATGAGAGATTAAATAAAATACCAAATTAAAAGGGGTTGCATGCGCAACCCTTTTTTTTGTCTATTTTTAAAAACTTTTTTAAAACAAACGTTATAACAATATGAAAATAAAAATACAAATGCCGCAAGGCCTGGAGGATATAACATTACGCGAATACCAAAAATATGATCGCGTTTTAAATACTAACGTTGATGATAAAAATTCGGAGCGTTTTATTCAAGTTAAAATGGTTGAGATATTTTGTGGCATTACATACGAACAGGCGGCCGCAATGACGTTAAATGATTTTAACCGGGTTGTTACTGAATTAACGGACATTTTATTACAGGAACCAAAACTCGTCCGCACGTTTCAACTTGGGCAAACAACCTTTGGTTTTGTGCCGGATTTGGAAAATATAACATTTGGCGAATATATAGACCTCGACAATTTTATTGGCAAAGTAAACGAATTACATAAGGCAATGAGTGTATTATATAGGCCCGTAACACAACAACGAGGCGAAAAATATACAATTCAAGAATATAAAGGGGATCTGTTACACGATGTAATGTTGGATATGCCAATGAGTGCGGTTGTTAGTTCAATGCTTTTTTTTTACAATTTAGGGATAGAATTGTCGAGCGTTATGATGAATTATACAACGGACCCGGAGTTGGCGAAACACCGTCAACAGTTGGAGGCTTTGGCAAAAAGTGGGGTTGGTACTCGAGTTTATACCAATTGGCACAAGGAGATATTAGGCGATTTAATGAAATAACAGAATTAAATATAAACCAATGTTTAACAATGTTAGCATTTGAAAAAGAAAAATTAGAAGTAGAAAGCAAACAAATAAAAAATAAATATAAATGAGCATAGACCAAAACATAGGCGCCCAAAGTTATTTTAAAATTGTTGAAAAATTACGGGATGCGTTATTAAATAATAAATTAATAAATACCGTAACGGTTGGCGATATTGGTGATATTGATTTAGACAAACAAACAATATATCCTTTGGCGCATATTGTAATTGGGCAAGCAAATTTTGGCAGCACGACAATAAATTACGAGGTTAGTATTTTAATAATGGATATTGTTCACAATGACCTTGGTATTGAAAGCGAACCCAGCATATACCAAAACTCAAGCGAGTTATACGTTTTAAATTCAATGTTAAACGTTGGCAACCATATTGTCGATAAATTATTTGTTGGCGATTTATATGATGGTAACGTTTATATAAATAAAGAAAATGTAACGGCCGAGCCGTTTCGCGATCGATTTGAAAACGTCCTCGCCGGGTGGAGTTTTAATTTTCAATTAACAACGCGTAATAATATAGACCGATGCAATTCATAAACGTTAATAAAATTGCCGAGAAGTGGGGTAAATATATTGTTCAACAAAGTAGGTCGCGCCTTACAAAAGGAAAACATAACGTTGATAAAAATTTATACAATTCGTTAAAATCAGAAATAAAAAAAAATAACCAAGGTATTGATATTTTAATTTCAATGTTGGGTTACGGTAAATTTTTGGATAAAGGGGTGCGAGGTGCAAACGCGTATTATGCGGATGGTAATACCTCATCAAGTCCGTATTCGTTTAAGTCAAGTTCAAAAATACCGCCCGTTGAAACGTTGGCGAATTGGGCCAAAAAACGTAACATACGTTTACGCAATGATAAAGGGCAATTTGCAAAAGGCAATTATAATACAATAGGTTTTTTAATTGCGCGCAGCATACGCGACAAAGGCATAAGGTCAACAATGTTTTTAACGCGTTCATTTCAAACCTCTCAAAAGTGGGTTGAGTTAAAATTGGCTCGTGCAGTTGGTGAGGATGTTGCAAACGAAATACATAAAACGGCTAAAAAAATAGAAAGCAAAAAATAATAAAATGAGTACAATAATAAACGCAAGAAGCCCGTATTATATTAAGAGTATATCAAACCCAAGCGACCAGGGCGCAAACGAGAATTTGTTTAAGGTTATATATTCTATTTTTATTTATTCGGGACACGTTACAAATGACAAACCAACAACGGCAACTTATACGGTTACAAAATTTGTAAAAGAAACAACCGACAATTTTGTTGTTATTGAAATAAGCGAATTAATACGCGATTATTTAGAAACCGAGTATTATACCGAGGCGGTTGACGCGGTTTGGGTTTTTATAAGCGCGGTGCGTGAGGATGATACGGGCGCAACATTAAACGCCCCGGGAGGCGGTACAACAGACGAACAAACATATTTAGCCTTTGACGGTTATGGCGAATTTGAGGAGGGTATTAACCCAAGGACCTCAAATGATCCGACAAACTCCGCCGGTTTTACGCCAATGGTTTTGCAAACAAATACTTGCATCCCGTTTGTACGTGGGCGCGATATTAAAATACCTATATTTTCGGAACCATTGCCGCAGGCTCAAACAACCGTAACGGATGCGGTTTGGAATTTTACCGATGAATTTTGGGACGTTGAGGATTCAAATTGGAATGATAGCGATAACAGTTTACCAACACCAACAACGGACTCAAATGAAAGCGGCGACAAAATATATTATTTACAAATAACAACCGATAACGCAGTAACAGGCGACACGATTACAATAACCTCAACGAGTGGTAATTCGCAAAGCGTAACGCTAACGTTAAACGAGGTTTGTCACCCAAAATACGAGGCATACCGCGCAATATATTATAATAAATTTGGTGCGTTACAATCGTTTTGGTTGCCTACAAAACACACAATAAAAACAAATACAAAAAGCAAAGATTACAAGTCGGTTACTATTGAAGCAACGAAAACAACCGGGCCGTCGTATTCATTGTATAAACATAGTAATAAACGTTTTCAAGTTACCGCACAACAGTCAATAACGTTAAATACTGAATTGTTAAACGAATGTTTAAACCCGGCAATTGAGCAATTATTAACAAGCGAGCAAGTATGGCTTGAGGATAGTTCATTAACGGTAAGGCCTGTTATTTTGCGTTCACAAAATTTAACACGTAAAACAGGCGTAAATAATAAAGCAAATATACAATATGAATTAAACTTTGATTTTGCTTTTGATCATATTCAAAATATAAGATAAATGTTAAAGGTTCAATTATTTGTCCAGGGTGAGCGAGTTGATATGTTTCAAGACGAAACTATTAAAATAACTAAAAGCCTCAAAAATATAAAAGACGTTGCTAAAATTTTTACGGCATTTACGCAAACGTTTACCTTACCGGCATCCAAAAAAAATAATAAATTATTTAAACATTATTATAATTTCAATATCGAGGACGGGTACGATGCGCGTGAGCGTGTAAATGCAGAAATACAGGTCAACAATATAACATTTGAAAAAGGTAAATTACAATTAAACGGCGTACAATTAACAGAACGAAAACCGGCTAATTATAAGGTTACATTTTACGGCGCAACCGTTGAATTAAAAGACCTAATTGGTGAGGATAAATTAAGCAGTTTACCGCTCGACTCATATTCTAAATTATACGGGCCGGGCGCAGTATTGGGCGGTTTAAGTCAAAATTTTGTTGATAGTAGCGGCACACCAAAACCGGTAATAACTCCTTTAATTACGCATACAAAACGTTTGTATTATTCATCAACCGCCGCCGATTCGTTCGATCAAAGCGGTAATTTAAAACCAACAAACGACCCGGACAATGCCGGGAATTACAAACAGGGTTTACCTTGGACCCAATTGAAATATGCTATTAATGTAAACGTATTAATACAAGCAATTGAGACCAAGTATTCAACACCGGCTTATCCTGTTAATTTAAGATTTAGCAATGATTTTTTTAACAATGCCTCAATACCTAAAATGAACAATTTATATATGTGGTTACATAGGAAAAGCGGTCACGTTGAAAATTTAAGCGGTAACGAGGAGACAATTACGCCGGTTGATGATTTTGATTCAGTTGTTACGAGTCCAATTGTAGGCGCAGATAACAACCCCGATAACGGGTTTTTTACTGATGGCCAACTTTTTTTTATAACAAGCCCAGGCTCGGGAGGCTTTCCTCTTAATTTTCAATTTACACAATTTAAAATCGAGGTAAATGTACCGCCGTCCGAAACCGATCCTTACCGCGTGCGAATGTTTGCACAATTAGACGATACGCCTGTATTTGTAAGCGCGCAAGTAACGGGCGACTCAAGCTTTACGTGGAACCCAAACACACCCGGCACCAACCCGAGCGATATTGACGATTTTTTATATTTGGGATCTGTTTTAACGTTTGATATTGTTGCCGCAAATGTTATTAACGTTAGTGAGTTTAAAGTAACGTGTTCGTATTATGGCGGCAAGGTTATTGGAAGTCAAGGCGGTACGCAATTTTTCAATTTTCAATCTTTTGTTAGTGCGGGTCCATTTTCAACGGCCTCGGTTTTTCGTTTCAATATAACGCAACAAATACCGGAATTAAAAACAATTGATTTGTTAAGTGGTTTGTTTAAAATGTTTAATTTGGTTGCGTTTGTAGATACAGAAAACTCGTCAGATACAACAAAAAACATAGTTGTAAAACCCCTTGACGATTATTATGCAAACCCGGCACGTTACGAAATTGACGAGTATATTGATATTACCAAAGAAGTTGTAAATGTTGCTTTGCCGTATAAAAAGGTTTTGTTTAAATACAAGGATTCAAAATCATTTTTGGCCGAACGTTACCGCCAACTTGCAAACAAGGGTTGGGGTGAGTTGAGTTATACCGAGGCAACATTAAAAGAAATTGGCGGCCAATTATACAAGGTTGAGGTGCCGTTTGGGCATTTTCAATTTGAACGTTTAACAGACCCGGCAAACGGTACGTTAAAGGATATACAGTGGGGTTGGAGTGTTAATGAAAGCCGAAACAGTTATAAAGGCGCACCGTTATTATTTTATCCTATCTTTCAAAATATAGGCGCGTATAATGTTGGGAGCGTTGTTGATTCAGAAAATCCGGATCAAATAACAACCGTTACGCAAAGGAGTTATGCGAATATCCCAAGTAATTCATTGCATATAAGCGCAAGCCAGGGCGGCGAAACGTTACACTTTGGACACGAAATAAACGAATATACCCAAGACACCTCGTTTACGGGTTCACTATTTAACGAGGAATATACAAAATACATAAAGGATATTTTTAACAGGCGAAGGCGAATAATAAAAATAAAGGCATACCTACCTTTAAAAATTTTGCTAAATTATTCGTTATCTGATAAATTTATTTACAAACAAGAGGAATATAATATAAACTCAATATCAACAAATTTAACAACAGGCGAAAGCGATATCGAGTTAATAAATTGTTTAACGTACGAGAGTTATGATTAGCAGTATAATAAAATTATTGCCGCAAGCAAAAGGCGAAACCGAAAACATAAGAATTGCAAAAGGCAAATATAAATTACCTCAAACATTTAAAGAGGGGTTAAAACAAATTAAACAGGAGTTGGCGTGGCAAAGCAAGAACAGGTAATAAATATAAAAATACAAACCGGCAAGGCAACCGTAAAAACAAAAAAATTAAATAAGGACCTTGCAACAACAGGCGCAACGGGTACCGCGTCCGGCCTTTCAATTGGCGCAGCGTTTAAAGCAGCCGGTACGGGTATTATGACCGCAATACCGGCCTTACAAGCGTTTAAGGCTGCATTAATATCGACCGGGGTTGGTGCAATTGTTGTCGCGGTTGG